ACGCCGTCGACCGTGCTGTTGTCGGTCAGGTAGATCTGCCACAGCGTGCCGGCGGCGACAGTGACTACCTGTGTCCCACCGTCATCCCGCACAGTGATTGTCTGGGCGCCGGTGTTGTTGAACAGGATTGTCTGACCCGTTCCAGTCTTGCTCGCATCAGGCAAATAAATGCTGCGTCCCGCAGAACCAGCGGAAATGTCCATAATGCGCGTGGCAAGATTGTCGCTGGTAGAAGTTTCCTCCGGCCAGCTTAAAACAACATCAGCCGTGAGAACAGTGTCGCTATAGCTGATCTCGGAAGGGTAAATGTTGGCGCCGCCAAAGACGCTTGTGTATGTAGTCATCAGGCTTCGCTCCTATTCGCAGAACGATCCATAATCCGCTTCAGATCCTCATTGTTGATTGCAGAAGCTGCGCGATCATAGAGATTCTGCCAAGTCTGGATACGCTCGTCGTTTTTCAAGAAAGGCGTTGCTTCAAGCAGCGCGGCATAAAGCAAGAGATCAGGCGCGTATTGCGTGAGCCAGTTCGTCTGAAAGTCATCCCCAAGGAGGGGCGGCTGTTGATAGAAAAGAATTTCAAGGGTTTGGGCCGTTGCGGGCGTCGGGACCAGCAGCCAATGCTGATAGTCGTAATCAGCGTAAAATCCGGGAGTGCCGGTCTGCGCCTCGTCGGGCCAATATGAACGGCAATATTCGTAAGACCGGGCGAAGATAGGGACGTTGTCAACGGTCATGCTGACAGTGTCGCGCCAACGGTCAGGCTTCATGTAGACTGCAACGCCGACCTGAAGCGGGGTCGTAACTGGCTGGATGAAGCCTTCAATCTTCAGTTCACGCGCAATCCGCCGCTCAGCCAGGGTTACAAGGCGAGGCAATTGCTCATAGACGATCGCGTCACTTTCTACCGTGAAACCGCGTTCAAGATAGCGCCGCAGGTCAACCAGCAGGCTATCGTAGGTCATGGTGTAGCTCATTTGCACCTCTTTAACAAACGGCAGCTGCTACAGCACGCGCTAACGGTCCCGGTCAGTATAACCCTAGAATCGCATTAAAAGCGACTGGGGAATTATTTGGCGTCGTAGCACCACGCTTCGCGTTTGGCGTTGTTTACCTTGATTTCGCCAATTGTCGGGTCGGTGTCTTTCTTTGACCACGAAATATCCCGCCAAACGGCACAGACCTTGGTATTTGTATTCTCAGTCCCGACGATTCCCGTCAGTGTCGCGCAACCGTTCAGGATTAAGATTGACGGCATTAGCAGCATCCAGCGCATCTTTGGTCCTCTCAATAATGTCGGACTGGGCTCTTGCCTTCATACCCTCGACGGCGTCTGCCCGGATTTTAAGATAGATGCCAACGAGGATGACGAGAATGCCGCCGCCAATGGTGATGTACCGCCCAAGAGGGGTAAAGAACAGGGGAATCATGCACCCTCCTCATTAAGCCTTTGTTTTCTAAGGTACCAGATAATTGCCGCAGCGGCGATAATGACGACAAAGATCAGGGTCGTTGGGCTGAGAGAGCTAATCAGGTTGCCGCCGTCACGGACTAGCGGGATAGCCTCCTGCGCGATGGCTATCGTACTCAAGCCGCCAGCCACCACGGCAGCGTTCGCCTCTTTGGACTGGATGATGGACTTGGACGCTTTGGGCCGGTCCGGCGCTGCGCTCGATTCTTCAACCACTACCGGCGCATCGGTGTCTATGCCCCGCCAGAGCTTGGTTTCTGCTCTGCGACGGCGAACCAAACCCGGCAATTCCCTGCCGTCGCCTTTGGTCCATTTCATGAACTCGGCTGGCACTTCGTCAAATTTACCAGCGTTGACCCGTTTTAGCAGCGTAGACTTAGCAAGAGCCCCAACGCCAGCGTTATAGGCAAAGTCCACCAAAGCATCAAACTGGCCTTGCGTCAGGGTGGCCTTGACGTGCTTGCGAACGCCGTCTTCGTATTGAGCCATGTCGCGCTTCAGGATTTCCTCAGCTTCTCCTTGAGTTATTACGAGGCCGGGAGTGACAGCCGGGGCCCCGGCGGCAGAGGTATGGCCATAACCCACAGTCCAGATGCCTACGAGATCAAGATAGGCCCTGAGTTTAAGCCCCTCAAAACCCTTGAGCAGATCAAGCCCTGCTGCCGACATTTTCATTTGTCTGCCTTCCCATCAAGTTTGTCCCAGATCCGCTGGAACATGGTTTCGATGTGATCCATGCGCTTGTCGATGTCGGCTTTGCTGACGTATGACTTTGGCAAGTCTACTTCTATATCATGGACCTTCTGTCGAAGGTCTTTAACAGCGCCCCATAACTCACGGGCGAACCAGCCGCCTGAACCTATCGCGACCGCAGCAACAATGTTTATGATGTTCTGCGTGTCCATTCTATATCTCGCTATTGATAGTAGCCGTAGATGTCCCCCGGTCTATAGACAATACGCCTTCACAGGCAAGATTCCACTCGCCGTGAGCAAATTCATTATGGCACGGCACGTTCACTCGGAAATTCTTGAAAAGGTATTCTTTTTCGCCTTCAAACACACGCCACTTGTGATCCAGCGTTCCCCGTCCCGGTTCGCCAGCCGTCTTGTTGTATCTGATGTGATACTTCATCAGATCACCTCTGCCGACGGAGCTGGAGGATTAGCAATGACGCTTAGATTGAAATGAATGAACGCCACCGGGTCTTCAGAACTATTGCGGGTGAATGAGTGCGGCAACCACGCATTTGTGAAGATCATGGTCCCAGCCTCTGGAGCCACATTGATCTGATTGCTCGCGCCGCTGATCTGCCGCATATCCAGCTCAGGCAGACTAGCCTGCACCTTGCCCGCGCGAGGGTCGTGGAACGTAGCCGTAGAGCCGCCCTGCGGTGATCGTAGGAAGTAGAAGCCGATGATCTGAGAGCCGTAGGGATGAACGTGCTGGTCCATGCCTGAGTATTTGTAGTGGTGCTGGCCCCAGAGTTCCGTGAATGACGTGCTGAATTTCTGCATGTCGTAGCCCTGAAGGCCCAGAATGCCCCACGCCGTGCCGCCAATATAGGAGCAGAAGTCCTCCAGGCGCGGGTCTTCGAATATGTTGTCGGTCATGTGGACAGGGTAGACTTCGTTGTGCGGGCCCTGTTCCTTCTTGCGCTTCTCAATATATTCATCAACGACTGGACGAACCGTGTCTAGGAATTGCGGCTTCTTGACTACATAGATAGTTGTCGGGAAGCAGTGTATTTGCTCTAGCTCGTCGGTCATATTCCCCCCTCAAGGACGTAGCATTTCGGCTCGCATCTTCTCCATGTTGGCAATTTCTTCTGGCGTCAGATCGCGGACAATCCACGAAAAGACCCACTTGCCGCCACGCACAAACGGTTCAGGCGAGCGAAATACCGTCTGTATCATCCCGTCATAGACCGGATCAGCGTCGATTTCCACATACTGAATGCGAAAACCGTGGACACTGTAAGCATCCGTGTGGGGGAATATTTCAACGAAGTCGGAATAGGGCGTGTAGCCAAAGCCGGGATTGTCCCGCACTAGCTCTTCAGCGCCGTATGGGTATTCGACAAACTGGTTGTCGGTGGTGGTTTTGACGTAGCCGGTCATGATTTATCCTCCAAGAATATGGGGGCCTGCCGCGTAAGGAGGTCCAGACGCTCGCTCTTGCCAGCCAGAGCCGTGAAGACCTGCTTGATGTGCGGGACGATCTTTGTCTCAAAGTCGGGATGGCAGCGCATGGTGTTCAGGTGATCGTGAGGGATGTTGCCCTGCGATAGAATGAAGTTCTCCACGCGGCCCTGAAGCTCGCCCAGCCACTCATCGCGCTGGTGGGCCTCATTGGCTTCTAGCATGGGCAGGTGGCCGTACTTACGCTGCGGCTCAAGTTCAGCCATCAGTTCATTGATGGTCTTCAGTTCCATAATGGCGGCGTCATTGTTATTGCGCCATGTGTCTTCCGTAGACTTGCACTCGATGATGGTGGCCTCTGCGATCATCCGCTCCCACGGCTTCTTGTCGGGGTCAGCCATAATCGCCTCGTTCTCCATGATCTTGGCTTCGCGCTTCAGCTTCTGCGATCTGGAGTGTTCAACCTTTACTTCCATGTCAATCTTCTGGCCGTACAGCAGCGCCCACGCACCATCAGGCGTGTAGCAAGAGCCCGCCATGAAGTAGCGAAGCTGAAAGTCCGAGTTATTGCGATGCGGCTTGCTGTTCATTTATACGTTGACCCCTGTTGTCCCGTTGGAGGCGGCGGACCCACCGTATGATACATTACTAGCTGCTGTGGCTAACGCATTAACGCAACTAGAATAAGTGTATTTATTACGAATTGTAGAAGCACCGCCGGAATTTCCTAAAGCAAAAATACCAATAGTACCGTTACCAGCCGCAGACCCACAATTTGATGCATTACTAGCGGCAGTGGCTGATGCACTAACGCAGCCGGAAAATGTGTATTTGTTGCGAGTTGTTGACTGACTAGGAGCCCTTCCTAGAGCAAATATACCAACGGTAGGATTGCCTGCTGCGGACCCTGCATAGGATGCATTACTAGCTGCTGTGGCTGATGCGCTTGTGCAACTCGAATAGGTGTATTTATTACGGGTTGTTGTAGGAGTAGCCCCTACCGGCGACCCTAAAGCAAAAATACCAACCGTTGAATTGCCTGCTGCGGACCCATAACTTGATGCGGCACTAGATGCTGTGGCTGCTGCATTTACGTCACCAGAATAGGTGTATTTGTCACGGGTGGTTGAGGGAAGACAGCAACACAAAGTATATCCTAAAGCAAATATACCACGGGTAGAATTACCGGCTGCGGCCCCAAACCTCGATGCAGTGCTAGCTGCTGTGGCTGCTGCACTTGTGCAACCCGAATAGGTGTATTTGTTGCGGGTGGTTGAAGCGCCACCAACACATCCTAGAGCAAAGATACCAACTGTGGCAGTACCTACTGCGGACCCACACCTTGATGCCGCGCTGGCTGCGGTAGCTGATGCGCTAACGCAGCCAGAAAATGTGTATTTGTTGCGAATTGTAGAACGAACGCCGCAGGCAAATCCCAAAGCAAAAATAGCCAAAGTTGCAGATACATTCCCCTGCGTAGGCCATATGCCCAGCTTCTGCGCCTGTAGCTGCTGGTC